CAGCTGCAAAAGTTGGCGAGGAAGTAAATACTTCAGGAGATTTAGTTGGCGCAGTATCAGAACAAATATCTACTGTGGCGGCATCTGAAGGTGAAGCTAAAATTGCAGATGTAGCAGGTAAAGTTTCAACAGTAGCAAAAGCAGCCAAAAAAAGTAAAAAGTAATAATATAAAAAAAGCCAGAAGTATTGCGCTTCTGGCTTATATATATAACTTATATTATTATTGTAAGATAATTACTTATGTTTTGCGCCGCAGACGGTACAAGTATATCCTTTCTTTTGGTCTTCGTTCATAACTCGCATATTTTTACCATAAGTTGCATCTTGATATTCAGCAGCTTTCCCGCCAGTACAGTTACAACGTTTTACTTCAACAGTTACAGCCATATTAACACCTCACTTTAGTTAAACAACAAATTAATTATACTATAAAACTATCGATTCGTCAAGCATATCTTGTATTAAACTAATACAAATATCAGCTCCATCGCTAACTCCTAATACATACGAACTTCCTTTAATCTCATTATTTGTACTAGATGTAAATTTTTTATATTCTTCAGTTGAAAATCTTTGTATCTCGGAATTGATTCCATGAGAAATAGCTCGAACAAATGCTAGGGCTTTTTCTTTGTCATTAGGAAAATATTCCTCAATTAATTTATGCACTTGCGTATTCATCGTCTTCTGTTACCATGTTTATTAAATCTTCATACATTGTATTGGCAAGTTCACTTGATGTTTTTGTTTTCTTACAAATCGTTCCAAAGAATCCGCTTTTAAGTAAATTTGCAATATAATGATGCGGATTACCTAAAATTGCTTCAAACATATCAGGTTCTACTACATCCCCGTCAATTGTTTCTTTATATGTTATAATATGATACTTAAATCCTAATTCATGTTTTTCAATTGGTTGAGCATTATCTTTATATGTAAATGCTGAAATATCTAATTGTTCATTCTCATCTAAGATAAACATAAAACCATCATGTATTTCTTCATCATAAATTTCTTTTAAGTAGTGTTTCATAAGAATCCTATTTTATGTTGTTATAGATATATTTATTTTAAATGCAAAACTATGGAATATAGAATAAAACCACCGGAAATTAAACAGATCTATAATAACTTAAAATCATCAGCTAAAAAAAGAAATATAAATTTTACATTAACTTTATCTGAGTTAAATAATATAAGTTTTCCAATTTCTTGCCCTGTGTTGAATATACCGTTAAAATGGCATAGAAACAAACCTCAAGATGATAGTTATAGTTTCGATAGAATTGATAGTTCGAAAGGATACGAAATAGATAATCTACTAATTATATCAGTAAAAGCTAATCGAGCTAAAAATAATTTATCCGAAGAAGAAATAACTAAATTTTGTAACTATTATAAAAATTAACAGTCATCGCAATCGCAATCTAAGACATACATTAATATAGCAATTGTTGATATAATTGCTATCATTACTGCACCAAATTCATCCGCTACAGTTACATTTTCCATAATACCCCCAGAATAAAAAAGGAGCAAAAAGCTCCTTTTAGTTTAACAATTCCATTTTCTTAAAGCTAATGCTTTTCGAGTAGGCTTTCCATTGTCATCTTTCATTGCTCCAGGCATACCACCCATCCTAGCACAAAAACTTTTACGTCTTTTTGCAGCTTTGCTATCTGGATTTAATTTACTTGGTGGAGTAGTCACAGCAGTTTTAAGTTTACTCCCTGGATTTTCTCTTCTATACGCATCAACACCTTTTTGAGTTAACCCGCCAGTAGAACTTTTGTGACCTTTTGCATCAATTGCATATTCCAATAACTCATTATCACTAATAACATCATATAACTCCCAAAGGTATTCGCTAGCAAACCCATTGTCAGTTGCATATTCTTCAACGGTACTTTCAATCATATCAAACATTTCTTCAGCTGTTAATTCAACGCTTTCATTGGGGACGCAATTATTAACTCGTTTACCGCCTTTCATCTTAGTGCCTTGTTTGTGGTAATTTTTCCAGCATTTAAGAGTAAGCGGACTTTTTCTTTCACCTAATTCCATAAATATTTCCTCGTGGTTACTTAATAATATTTATAGAATTAGTTTTCTAAGAACTAAATGACGAATAGGGGTATTAAACCCCTATCCATCAATCACATAACAATAAACTTATACTGCAGCTAAATCTTTTTTCAATAATTTAGAAATAGCTTGAACTTCAATATTTACAACACCTAATACACCTAAAGCTGCCCATCCAAAGAATACAAACCCATAATGCAAAGGAGCAACAAACAATTCTTCCATAAACCAGAAGGTATGACCCCATTCATTCAAACCTACGTTTGGAAGAATCATAAAAGGACCAATTACAGATACCAAATATTGTAATGGTAATCCTTTTTGATAGGTTGGTAAACGAGTTTTAGCGTATAAGAATGAAGCTACACCAGTAATAATATAAATTGGGTAACTTAGATAAAACTCAATAACGTGACTTGGAGTAAAATCAGTGTCACGAACGATTGTTTGATGCCATGTACCATCTTGTTCAGTAAAATATGAAGCACCATAATAAATTGCAATACCATACATTACTAACCATACCCAATGAGTAAAATGACGTTTCAATTCTTCTCTAGGGGTAATTGACATTACTTTACGATCGCGAGTCTTCCAGATATAACCCCACAACACTGATGCAGTTAATACCTCAAGTACCATCTCAATATAAAGGAAATTCATCCAATATGTTTCAAACTCTGGAGCAAATGAATCTAAACCAGCTGACCATCCATATACACCCTCATACCAACGAACCCAACCATAAAATACAATATACAAAGCTGCGCCTAACAACATATTTCTTTTGTTTAAAAGCGGTGCTTCTGCAACTTCTGCTTTTACTGTTTCAACTGTAGCTGACATATTATTCTCCTAACCAAGGGAAAATTAAAAAAAGTTTAGCTTGAATTAAACATCAATTCAAGTTAAGTTTATTTATAAAAACCAACCGTTATAGTTGGTTTTTATGGTACATCAAAATTCGTCAATACATTCAAGCAACTTGACGAGCTTTTTTTCGATAAAATACTTCATCAACATCTGTTTTGAACCTGTTTTTGGAGCTTCATACTGTTCAACGATGGCATCTTTGATATCCTGAGGAGTCATAGTCAAATCAATTAATAATTTATTTCTCTGAATATTACGATAATTTTCAATATCTGGGTTATTAAAATCTTCAGTTAACATAACAGCTTTTTTCTTAGCTGTTAAAGGTTTCTGACGAATACCCGCAACAAATACATCATCATTAGATAATACCGATGGAATACCATCTCCAGCATCACCAGTTAATATTTTTTCCTTTAACTCTAATTGAGGGTTTTCTGATTTAACATAAATCCCTAACATTGGATTATACTGTTTAACATTAGAATATTGATGTAATTGTTTAAAATCGCCATCAGAACTAATTATAATTACAGTTTCATGAGCACTAATTCTAGGAACTAATGTACCAATTACATCATCAGCTTCAGCTCGCTCAACATGCACCACTTTATACGGAAAAATAATTTTTAAATCTTCGCGAACTTCATCAAGCACTTCAAAAATAACAGTCCAGTCTAATTTAGATGCTTCTCGTGCTTTTTTTCTTCCTGCTTTATAGAATGGAAATACTTCTTTTCTCCAGTATTTTCTAGAATCGCAGCAGATAATTACTTCACCATATTCTTTTTTAAATTTATGTATATGCGATCTAATCGAGTTTAATACTAAATGACGACATAAATCTTTACTTAAAACATTAATTCTATTGGATGCAACCTGAGACTGCAATCCACTAATCACTACTTGGTGGAAATCAATAAGTATAGCCATGACAAAAAATCCTATATTAAAAATATTAATTACTATAAATAAAATTATACTATAAAAGTAGTATAAAGTCAAGGAAAAAATGCTTATCGCGGTGTCTCACCACCCATAAGCTCTAAACATTTCTACAACAATCAGGAGACTGTAATGCCCAGCACAAATACTTATACAAAACAAAAATCTTTTTACGTTTACGCCTATCTCAGATCAAAAGATTCAATAACTGCAAAAGCAGGAACTCCATATTATATTGGAAAAGGTCAAGGAAAACGGGCATATGCAAAACATGGAAGAATAAAATTACCAAAAGATAAATCGTTAATTATTGTTATAGAATCAAATCTCACCGAAACTGGCGCTTTTGCTATTGAACGAAGATTAATTCGTTGGCATGGCAGAAAAGATCTAGGAACTGGAATTCTTTTAAATCTAACTGACGGCGGCGAAGGAGGTTCAGGTAAAGTATTTACTGATGAATATAAATTACAAAATTGTATTGGAGAAAATAATCCTAATTGGAATAATAGGTGGTCAGATAAAAGAAAATTAGAATTCTCATTAAAAATATCTGGAGATAAAAGTCATAATAAAAATAAAGTCTGGATAAATAACGGAATAATTAATAATAAAATACACAAAAATCAACAAATACCTACTGGATGGATTTATGGTAAATTAAATTTAAAAAATTATCAATATACTTGGATCACAAATAATATAATTAATATTCAAATAGGCAAAGATGATCAAATACCAGATGGGTTTAACCTTGGAACAACAAATAAAAAACATAAAAAGAAAGATTTATTTTTGTGCAATATTAAAAATAAAAAAGAATATGATATATGTGTAGCAAGTAGAGTTTTCCCAGACTTAAAGCATTTATTCTAAATTTATAAATATATTATACCATACATATATTAAAAAGTCAAGCATTATTTCTAGGATCTCCATATGATAAGATTTAAACATTTCATTTCTTTACTTGAAGCTAAGATAGACGACTATAAAGCTCAAGAAAAAGATATTTCTACTCAACATGATTTAGAAGGAAAACATAAATCTTCATCAGATATTATCGATCATTTTCATAAACATACTCCTAATGGCAACGTCCAACATACTCGATGGATGGTTGACCGATATAAAAAAGGCGAAATGAAACAAGAAGATGCTCCTGATATGAAAGATACGTTGACTAATTTTGAAAAATACAAACATAATCTTCCGAAGAAAAAAGTTGAACAATATAAATCTGTTTCGGAATTAAAAACAGCTATTCATCCGCATAAAGAACAAGATGAACAAGTAAAAGCTGTAAATCAAGATAAAATTAATAAAGGTTCAACTGTTATTCATAATAGTCCAAATGCTACGGCTTATCACGTGCATAAAACAGAAGCAGCTCAGGAATTAGGTAAATCACCAAAAGGCGAGAAATTGGGTTGGTGTACTTCTCATCCAGATGCAAATCAAAATATGTTTAATCATTATAATGACGAGTCTGAAGGTAATTTCCATATCCTACATATGCATAAAGAACAATTTCCATATAGAAGAATTGGTGGCGTTGGAGTAGAAGGACAATTTCAAGATGAAAATAATAAAACAATTGAAGGCGATAGATTAGAAGACTTTGTTCATAGAAATCCAGACGTAAAGAAAATTGCCCCAGTTAAAAGAGCATACGATGATCATATCTCAAATAAAAAATTAGACTCACCAACAGCATCTAAAAAAGATATTCATGATGGATTACATTCCGAAAATTGGGAAGTAAGAAATAAAGCAATAAAACATCCTAATGTTGATGAAGACCATTTACATACAGCATTAGATGATAAAATAGGAAATATAAAAAATAATGCAATAACGCATCCAAAAATAAATTCTGATCATATTGATAAAGTATTAAATAATACTGACAATAGAAGCGTAACTACACGGGAACTTGCATTAACTCGACCTAAAACTGTAACCACAAAACATTTAGATAAAGCTATAAAAGACCCGCACTCATTAGTAAGAAAAGTTGTTGCTGCTCACCCTTTAGCTACCAAACAACATTTACAACATTTAGCAAATGATGACGCGCAAACTGTAAGTTCGATTGCCAAAGAAAGATTAGCCAAAATGCAATAAAGGAAATGGGAGCTTTCGCTCCCATTTTTTATTTACCCGAATAATAATTCAGAAACAGATTTAATTTGAACTCCGTTCTCAGTAACTACTCCGTTTACCACCTTACCCGTAGATAAAGTACAAACAATAGTATCATTACTAATAGTTTCATTAATCATCACGGTAGAAAATCTACCCTGTAATTCTGACATCTCTTTTGGCGTTAAATTTACACTCATATTTGCTCCAATTCTTTTGCGTATAATACAATATTTGTTGTTTCTTGCAACTCAACCTTTTGCTCAACCAAAGATTTAACCTTTTGCTCTAACTCGATAATTCTATCGCCAGTTAAATTCCAAATTTTCATATCTAATAATTTACTGTCAAAATTATTTTCTTCTAAAATACTAAATAATTCAATCTTAGAAGCATTTTTAAATTTATTAACATTACCCAGATAAAAATAGATAAATCTAATTCTTTCGTTTAATTCAACAATATCACTATCAAGAATTTCAATTAATTTGTCAATTCTATCTGTATATTTACCTAAACGCCAATCGATAAAATAATCAATAATTTCATTAACCGATCCAAACTTTCTTAATTTACCAGTAGGCAACCAACAGGTTAAATTCTCTGTTACTGTTGTAACTAATTTTAATTTCTCAAGAATAGTATCATCCTCCATTGAATTAAGAATTCCGCGTTGATAAAATACATCAATATCAAACCCTTCTTCCGTTGAATTATCTTCATAATCTTTAATAGAATTATTCTCTACTAATTTATTAAGCTGTTTCTTAATATCATCAAGATACATTCCTACTGGTAATTCAGTAATCTTTACCTGTGTAGCATTAATTCTACAGATAGAACCCTTGATTTGATACTTATTATTATCAAGTCGAGTTACGCTACCTTTAAATCCGCGAAAATGTGGTAATAATTGAAATTTCTTTGAACTTCCAGAGAGTTTAGCTTTAATATACTTTGCAAGTTCCTTTGGATCTCTTGAAAGGATCGTAGAAGCGAAACCCGTCCCTATGCCTAGCGAATTATTTAACAAGACTCCAGGGAGGATTGGAACGAAAAAATTAGGCTCTATTTTAAAGTCATCCTCGAATAAATGTTCTAAGATAATATCATCTTCTTTACGAAAATATAATCTAAAATTTTTCGATAATTTAGTAAAAATATATCGAGCAGCTGCAGGAACAGGTGATAATCTTGAACCAAACTGACCAATGGGATCTAACCAGTTTAAGTTATTGGATCCAGTAAAGTCTTGAGCTAGATTACAAATAACCCCAGCTATTCCTTGTTCTCCATGATGATATTGTGTTTCATAAGCAACAGAAGATGCTAATTGCGCAACTTTCATTTCAGAATTAACATTCTTTAATAAACATGTATAAAGAACTTTTCTTTGAGTAATCTTTAATCCATCAATTAAATTAACGATTGACCGTTCGTTATCATAATTGGCATATGGTTTGTATTGTTCCTGAAATAATCTTTCAATTGTAATTTCTTTCATAATTATCCTTCAATATTCAACCATTGTTTTCTTTTATCAGCGCTACCAGTATCTTTAGAAAATTGTAATGTAAAAATATCTACATCACCAATTTCACTAACAACTTTTTCCAAATTACCAGATAAATCCGTTAGATACTCTTTCCACTCTTTACTAGAACTAGTTCCTAATCCTTTGTAATATTTTGACTCATATTTTTCGTTAACATGTTTTTCTTTCCATTTCTCAAATAATGTCAAATCATGAAAAGATAATGTATCTTTTTTATACTTAACCTTGACAATTGGTGTATTTAAAATATGGATAATACCCAAGGAAAATAATTCTGGCCAAAATTTATAAAAAGCATTTAACAATAGTCCACGAATACCAAATCCATCTAAATCTTGGTCTGTTGATAATACAATTTTACCAAATCGAATATCTTCAATAGAATTTACCTTAACCCCAAACTGAAGCCCAGTAATTGTCATAATATTTTTAAACTCTCTATTTTCAAGAATATCTTTTAATTCCATTGGCATTACATTTATGGGTTTGCCACGTAGCGGAAATGCAGCCATTGTCTTTGGATCTCTACCTGATAATAAACCAGATAAAGCTGAATCTCCTTCTGCTAAGAATAACATAGCATCACTACGTTGTTTAGTAGAAGCATCATGGAATTTATCAACTCTTCTTGGGTCGGCTTTATCTAAGTTCTTATTAGCTTTACGCAATTCAGCTAATTCAGATGCTTTTTCTTTGGCTTGAACCCAATCTAAAATAGACTGAATAATATCAGATTTTAATAAACCTTTAATAAATTTATCGCTAACAGTCCATGAAGTTTTCCATTCAGATGCAGGACTAATCATATTTTCTTTAGTTTGACTGGAAAATCTAGGGCGGTTAACAGTTCCTGCAATAAAAATTCTAAAATGATTTTTAATATCAGATGGTTTTACATCAACTTTATGTTTCTTTTTAAAATGTTCGCGTAACTTATTTGTTACTTGATCAACAACATAATTAACATGAGTTCCACCCTGATAGGTTTCTACTGAGTTAATAAAAGAAATTTGCTCAAATCCATCAGAATCGGTAATACCAACATTCCAATCTTTACTATTATCGGTAAAGTAATTATCTGAATATAATGCAACATAATCGTCAAAAGATCTAAATCTAATTAATTCCCCATTAAAATAAAATTTAATGTTTAAGTTATTCGCAGCTGCATCTATTACTTTTTTCTGAATTCGTAGAATATGGTCTGCATCTAACCCACTTAGTTTAAAAAATTCATAATCTGGAGTAAACGTAATTTTAGTTCCATTTTTAGTAAAATCTTTAATTATAGGCTCGGAACGCTCGCGCATACCATTCCAGAAATCTTGCGTTAGTTTTTTCTTACCATCACAAGATTCAATCTTAAAATTTGTTGATAAAACATTTGTCAACGTCGAACCAACGCCATTTGTTCCAATTAATGATTGGTCTTCATTATCGTTGAAATTAGAACCAGCTCTTAAATTTGAAAATACAGTTTCAGCGATATAAGTTCCTGTTTGTTCATGAAGAACTACAGGAATACCTCTACCATCATCTTGAACGGAAATTTCATCAAAAGTTATATCGACTTTAATTTGAGTTAATGTATCCGGTGCTCTTTTTCCTTCATCAATTGAATTATCGAGAATTTCAGAAAAGATTTTAATAAAAGCTGGGATATAAGAAATATCTCGCTTTTCCATTTTCTTTGTGGTGTTGTTTAGCACCCATTCTTGACTTGTTTGAACAGAAGTAGAACCGCAATACATGCCAGTTCGTTTTCTAATGTGTTCAATCTCGTCAAGAACTTGATAAGTTTGTTGAATGTGTTTTGTCATAAAATACTGTTAAAAGTTTATGGTATAAATATTATATAATATTTTTTTAAATTAGTCAAGCATTATTTATAGGATTCCCTTATATGTTAAGATTTAAACATTTTTTAATGATCGAACGTTTTTTAATGAACGAATCTAAAATCGATGATTATAAAGCACAAGAAAGAAATATTTCTACAGAACACGATCCAGATGCACAACATAAATCTGCAGCTGATATTATTGACCATTTTCATAAACATACTCCAGGCGGTAATGTCCAACATACTCGTTGGATGATGGACCAATATAAAAAAGGAGAAATAAAGCAAGAAGATGCTCATGATATGCACGATACAGTAAAGAATTTTGAGAAATACAAATCAAAATTACCTAAGAAAAGAATAGAACAATATAAATCAGTTTCAGAATTAAAAACGGCTATGCATCCACATAAAGAAAAAGATGAGGAAGTAAAAGCTATTAATAATTCTAAAGTTGTAAATGGTTCTACTGTTGTGCACAATAGCCCTAATCTTACTGCATATCACGTTCATACAACAGAAGCAGCTCAGGAATTAGGCAAAAAAGATAATGGAGAAAAATTAGGCTGGTGTACTTCCATCGCAGATCGAAGTAAAAATATGTTTCAACATTATAACGAAAAATCTAGAGGTAATTTTCATATTTTACATATGCATAAAGAACAATTTCCCCATAGAAGAATTGGTGGTGTTGGAGTAAATGGACAATTTCAAGATGAAAATAATAAAACAATTAAAGGCGAAGATTTCCATAATTTAATACACAGAAACCCTGAATTAGAAAAAATTCCTGCTATCAAAAATTCTAGACACTATAAAGTACAAAAAGCTTCAGACCCTACAAATAGTAAAGAACATTTAGATAAATTAATTAATGATAAAGATGAAGATATTAGAGCAGGTGTTGCAGCCAATAAATCTGCAACTAAAGAGCATCTTGATAAACTTATCGAAGACGAAAGCGAGCATGTTAGAAACACAGTTTTTAAAAATTCCCCACATAAAGAACATATAGATAAATATGCAATTACGCATAAAGATCCAAAAATTAGAGCAAGCGTTGCAACTAATCCAAATGCAACTAAAGAGCATCTTGATAAACTTAGTAATGACGAAAATGAAGACGTTAGAACAGCTGTAGCAGAAAATACATCGCATAAAAAATATCTAGATAAACTTGTTAACGATAAAGACCACAAAGTTAGAGCAGCTGTAGCAAATAATCCAAATGCAACTAAAGAACATTTTGATAAACTTGTTAACGATAAATCCGAACACGTTAGAAAAGCAGTTTTAGTAAATTCGCCGCATAAAGAACATATAGATAAATTAAATTCTGATGAAAGCCCTAATATTAGAGCCAATATAGTTCATACCAATAAAAACGATAACGAAAAATTAGGTAAATTTATTAATGACCCAGATGATTTTGTAAGATTAAATGTTGCAAGAAATACTACACAGAAAGATCATTTAGACCATTTAGCTGGAGACAAAAGTAGTAATGTTAGGCTAGCTGTTGCAAAAAATAAAGCTGCAGATAAAGATCATTTTAATAAATTAATTAACGATAAAGAGGGAATGGTTAAAATTGCTGCAGCAGATAACACTCCACACAAAGAACATTTAGATAAATTAATTAAAGACAAGTCTCCATATGTTAGAGAAGCTGCCGCAAAAAATCCAAATGCAACCAAAGAACATCTTAATATATTAGCAAACGATAAACATAAAGATGTTAGCATGGCTGCTAAACAAGAGCTTACTAGAAGACCTTAAAAATTTGGGGGAGCAAAACTCCCCCATCAATTCTTTATAAAGTTACATTAGCAGAAATAATTGAATCAAGTCTAAATGAACGCCATCCTGAATTTTCTAAATCCCACACAGATAATACTTCGGGATTTTCTACTTTAACTTTCGCTCCTTCTTTAATCTCTACCACAGGTAATAAATCTGATTTTAAAGTGCATTTCATTGTTCTTTCTGAACCATCAGCTTTTGTAAAGACAATAGTTCCAGTTCCATTTTGTAAGTTAGCTTTTAATGTATCTTTATCGATTTGTGTCATAATATAAATTCCTAGATTAAATTTTGAGATCTTTTTCAGTGAAAATACCGAACATCGCTTCAGCGAAATCTTCGGGGTATAAAGTTTTAGAAGTTACTACTTGCTCTTTTGAAGCTTGTTTAGCTTTGTTACTTGATGAGTAACTCAATTCCATCAGATAGTGTTGACGGAATATCAGATTTTTTAAGTTCATTTTTCTGGTTTCCTAGTAATATTTGGGGCAATTTGAGGCTGTTGGTTAAGATGGTCCAAAGTTTTGCCCAATAATTCTGGATCCATCGGGGTTACAATTTGTTTAACAGGTTCTTGTTTAGGGATACTGTTATATACGTCTTTAATACTGTTTAAAATTGACATTCTTTTTCTTCTTTGCTGGTTGAAAATCGTCATACTCTAACTCAGAAAACGAAACTTGATTCGTTTTGAATTTCTTAATCTGTTTGGTTTTTCTAGGCTGGAAATCGGTATAATCTTCCATAAGAATATTGCTGTGCTTTTTCATCTGTTGTACTATTTACTAAGTTTAATTTAAAAGTTCTGGATATACTTCACGAACTAAATCTGCTGTTAAGCCTTTAACCTTCAAGTCTTTGTGTAACATGTTAAAGAAAATCTTAGCCTCTTTAGGCTCAAAAGATTCTAGTAATTGTAACAAAAGAAGATTACGTTTTTCTTCTGTTAATGAATCAGCAGTTGGATCTCCTTTGACGAACAAATAGGCTCGACGGATTTCTGATTCAATTCCAGCATATCTAATTCCTAATAGAGTATCTGGTTCGATATAATCTGTTGGAAAGTTATCTTCAACATAGAATTGATAGTTTGGATTAAATGTATATTTTAATACTTCTTTAAAATGATAAAGATTATTCTGTTGAAGAATTTCTACTCTTTGTTGTTTGTTTACTGCTAGATTAAATTCATCTAGAATTTCATGTACGTTCTTAATCATAAATTAATTTTCATTTAAAGTTACTGTTAGAATCAATTACTGATTCCATATGGTTAATTTCCCGAAGGGGGAGATTTGTTTCTACATTTTTATTTATTGTAACTTGAATTTTTGTTTTCGTCAAGCATTTATTTAACAACATTAATCTAGCGAAGCAATGTGAGCGAAGCGAACATTTAATTTGATACTAATATAATCTTCGCTTCGCTCGATCGATTCCTTCGGAATCAAGATCCAGTTTTTCTTAGATTGAATTTTCTTTGACCCCCCGTTCATGTATATGAATATATACACTTAGGTTTTAAAGAAAAACTGCAACTGGTGCGGGTGTCAGCTACAAAAACTATTACAACTAGAAACTATCCTGTTAAAGATAGTCCGCCGATTATTTATGCTCTGATTGGCTGAAGAAGTGTTGTGGCTAAAATCAACATAGGACGCATAAACAACAGACAAAAGAAAACTGCCCTAGAATAATGCGACATCTTTATCCAGTTGCCGAAAAGTATCCGAATAATACTTTTACTCTTATTAAGAGTGTCCGCCTCGTCTCAGGGACGGTAATAATCTAGTCGCATATAGATTTTACCTTTTCGGACCTACCGAAAAGAAGGGTTTCTTCGGTAAGGTGAGTTGCTATCTCACATTTTGCTAACTAATTGTAGGGTATGGCTGCGACGTTGGGTTCGGGACCAACTTAAAATAGTTTATTATATAAATTCTATTTAGTCAAGACTTTTTTCTTACAATTGTCAAAATGATATCTTTTCATATTACTTGACCCTCCAGTTTTATAGCAATAAGGGCATATAACTATTAATTGCTTAACCCCTATATTCCAAGAAGATCTTCCTGCATTTTTACCTTGCATTGCAATAGATAGTTTGGCTTTAGTTTCATCTGTTAACGGTTTACCTTGCATTGCAATAGATAGTTTGGCTTTATGTTCTTCTGATAGAGTTTTATGTTTATTCCATGGAATTTTACCAGTAAATGTTGCTCCTCCATTAATCCCATTTTCTAACATTAAATTAGCCCAGTCTTGCGACTCAACGATATTATTTTCAATAGAAAAATGTAATGCATGTTCAATAATAGAAGTATCGTAATATAAATCTGATACCCATATAGTAACGATATGTTTTTTACCGTGTTTCTTAATATGATTTTTCCATTTAATACCAGATCCTAAATATGCATATGGATCAGTTTTTGTCGTTTTTCCAAAATACTTTAATCCGGTAATTGAATGTTTCTTAATATAAAGATAAGTTGGTACTATTGGCGTATATATACTTGTGCTGGTCATAGGTTACTCCTAGAAAAGAATGATTAGTGCTAGTGGAGCCTCGGAACTCGCGACTAGCTTTTAGTTTATTTATAAAAATGCTTGCTTTATTTTTATATATAACGTATAATAATATTTTTTAATGGAGTTTGTTTATGTTTATAGTTAAATCGAAAAATCAGTTTGGTGAGGAAATCTTAGTAAATCCAGAGAAAATTGCTTATGTAGTTCCTTCTTCTGGAGGTCAAGAAACAGTTATCTTTTTTGATAATGATACTCATATCAGTGTACTAGAGTCATTTGTTGATTTTAAAAAAAGGTATGCTAAACCTACAGTTAAACTTTCTGTTGAGAAGGATGTCGTTTTTACTACTGAAGAATTGGTTAATGCTGCTAATGTATATCCAGAACACTTACCTCGTCTACCAACAGGAAATGTCGATAAACGTACTAATCAATATAAAGAATGGATTGCATCGAAAGAAGCTGCATAAATAAATAATCATATTATCCCTATTGGAATTAAATTGTGCCAATCTATCCATTAAAAAATACTGAAACTGGCGAAATCTTTGAGAAAATTATGAAGATTGCCGAATATGAAGAATATGTTAAAGATAATCCTCATATTCAAAGATATTATGATTCTGAATGTTCAAAAACTAGTTTCGGCGACCCAGTTAGACTAGGAATTAAAAAACCGCCTGCTGATTTTATGAAAGGCGTTATTGGGAGAATGAAAGAGTCTATCCCTGGAAATACACTCCATGATAGAAAGTTTCAAATTCCAAAGGAATATTGAGATGTTCTTATAGTAGTAAAAAAGACCCGCGAATCGACTAATAATCGGTAAGCGGGTTTTTCACTTTAAATCAACCATAAAAGGAATTTATGTTAAAACCTAAAAACAGATCTAAAAAATCAGCAAATAGAGTTTCTGCATTGCATTTTGAATTAAAAAAAATCTATCCAATGACAGAAAACCAAAAGAAAGTGTTTGATTTGTATGATGAAGGAAAGAACCTAGTCGTGTATGGTAGTGCTGGTTCTGGAAAAAGTTTTTTAAGTTTATATCTAGGTCTAAAAGAAATGCTTGATGAAGCGGCATTTAGTAAAATCGTAATCCTGCGATCTGCTGTTGCAACTAGGGATTTAGGATTTCTTCCTGGAACTGAACGAGAAAAAATATCTGTTTATGAAGCTCCGTATCGGTCAATAATTAATGAATTGTTTGGTCGTGCTGATGCTTATGATATTATGAAACAAAAAGATATTATCGAATTTGAATCAACATCTTTTTTGAGAGGTTTAACGTATGCTAATTGTTTAATTTTCGTAGATGAAATGGAGAATATGACTTTCTCTGAACTTAACACTATCTTTACTCGTATAGGTGAGGGCACGAAAATTATCTTCGCGGGTGACATTAGACAATGTGACCTAAATGAAAGAAAAGAATCTAGCGGTATGAAAGACTTTTTACGAATCATGGAGGAATTAGAAGAGTTTGGTTTAGTTGAATTTACAATGGAAGACTGCGTGAGATCCGGTTTGGTTAAGAATTACTTAATGGTTAAAGAACGATTAAAATTATAGGAATAAAATGAATTTTTGTCATGTTAATATTGAATTAACGGAATACCCAAGAGTTGATATAAATGGTAGTCGACACTATCAAATAGGTCATAAATGTTATCCATCTATTACCAATGTCTTAGGTTCCACTGCTGATAAAACTCATCTTAATGAATGGCGGAAACGCATTGGAGATAACGAAGCTGACCGTATTTCCGCCAATTCATCTAAAAGAGGAACTAATCTTCACCTAATGTGCGAAGATTATCTTAACAATAGACCTCTTTCTTGTAAAATGCCTGATGCATTAGAAATGTTCTATTCGCTTAAACCTGTTTTAAATAGAATTAACAACATTCATTGTCAAGAAGCAACTCTATACAGTGATAAATTGCAAATTGCTGGAACTGTTGATTGTATTGCTGAGTTTGATGGATTATTATCTGTAATTGATTTTAAGAATTCCCGTAGGGATAAAAAAGAAGAGTGGATTCAAGATTATCTGCTGCAGGAAACTTTTTATGCCCTAGCATATCAAGAAATAACTGGTAGTAAAATTAAACAGATCGTGACAATAATTGCGGTTGAAGATCGAAAACCCCAAGTTTTTGTCAAGGAAATTAGACCTTATATTAAGCCATTAGTTGAAAGAAAGCAATTATATTTAAATAAATATTAGATACACAGTTATCGAGGTCTATAAATGAAAACTTTTAAACAATTTATTTTTGAATCAGAAAAACCAAAAGAATACGAAATAATTTCCAATAGTCATGGAACTCATGCTTCTATAGATAAACATACTAAAAAGCCATATCATGACAAACCAAAAGAATATGAAATAATTTCTAATAGTCATGGATCTCATGCAAGTAAACCAACAAAACTAAAAGAAAATACTGAACATCCTAGTTTTGAAGAGCATTTTTTACCTAAAATTAAATCTGCTGATGATCGCATCAAATTTAATAAAGGTATAGATGATCATATGGATAATTTACACGCGAGGCATCCACACACATCTAAAGGTAAATTCCATTTAAACGAATTTACGGCAGGTTCTAGCGGAATAACTCGCGATTTGGTTCGACACCACACAGAAGGCGTTCCATTAGAACACGAACATTTTGTTCATAATTTAGATAGACATGGTTTTGTTCCGGCTAAACATAAATTCGATACCTATTCTGGAGTTGGTTTTAATATTAAAAATGCAGAGCCAGTTGGAAAAAGTAAACAAGGTAATCCAGTTTACCATCAACCAACTTATCTATCATCTTCTATTGATAAACATGTTGCCAGGTCATTTGCGTTAACACCCACAGCAAGAAATAATTCTAAAGATGCACATATATTGCATTGGCATCATAACGAACATGATCCAGTTGGCGTTGTTGGTAATGATAGCGATTATCCAGCTGAAAAGGAAGTATTAATTCCTAGAACTGAGTCAACTAAAGATAAACATCATATTGAACATTTAGGTACTGACAAATATAATGATCAATTTGGTAATACAGTTCACGTGCATCATGTTAAACGTATTCCAGAATCAGAAATAACTAAGGGTTAATATGAAAAGATTTAAACAATTAAAAGAAGAATTAATTAAAATATCAGGTCAAAAAGGTTCAAATCCAGGTGGCACATATAAAGATACTGAGAAAAATACTCAACACTATATTAAACATCCAGATAATGCTGATCAAGCAAAAACCGAAGTTCTATCTTCTAAACTTCATGAGTTAATGGGAATTCACACGCTTAAACCAAAATTAGTTAGTGTTGAACGTAATAAAACTTCAGTATCAACAGAATTTAATCATAATCTTGAACCAGTTACCTCTAAACATATTCCTAATCTAACCAGCGAACACCATAAACAATTAGGTAAAATCTACGCTGCTGGAGTTCTTACTAAGAATTGGGATGCAATGGGAACTGGTATAGAACATGGTCAAGGAAATGTTTCCCTAGATAAAAAGAAAGGTCATCTTGTTTCAACAGACCAAGGCGGGTCTTTTAATTTTAGAGCACAGGGCGGACATAAAGATTATGGACATGATATTGCCGAAAAAGATTCTTTAAGAAACCCTAGTATGTCAGAGGGAGCTAAGTTCTTTAATAAAGCAATGGAGCACCCTGGAGTTAAACAACATGTCGTCGATTCGTTAAAAAGTATGCATCCAGATAAAGTTCATGAGACATTTAAGTCCTCTGGATTAAGTAACTGGGAAGAATTACATAATAATTTTAAACGTAGACATAAAAAACTGCTTGACAATCTAGAATCTTCGTAGTATAATAAATTTATGTTAACTTTGAGCGGGAATTAAATTATGTGGATATGTACAAATTATGGGTTTTTTAGTATTGTTAAAGTAAATCCATTATATATAAATGATGGTGATAATGCTGTAAATGAAGTTTTTGCTATTAGAGCTAGAGATGTAAAACATTTACAGCATGGGTTTCCAAATAAAAAAGTTTTTCAATACCCTAACTCAGATTATGGATACAGGGTATATTTGACTGTAGAAGAATTAAATGAATTTTTATTAAATGAAGTTCAACAAATAAATTATGCTAACTTTAAAAATTCAGTTAAAGATTCCAAATTACATAAGTTCTTTAATGACATTTGGTATTTGGGAGTTTCTATTTTATGTGATAAACCTAATAAATGGGGGTTATAAATACTTCTATATCATTAAGTTTTGA